TCTTATCAAGTTTAGTCATTATTACAGATAAGAAACCATATAGGGATCTAATGATGAATGATGTTAGGGATTATAATGCTGATATACAGAAGCAAGAAAAGAGCGACACTCAACAAGAGAGTTGGGTGAATACTGCTGATGTGAAATTGATTTATGATGACCTCAAAAAGAACGCAGATTTACTTTATAAAAAGAAAGGTCTTACACCTGCTGACCTACAACAAATACAGAATTATATTATTGTGTCTGTTTTAGGTGGTATGTATGTTCCTCCAAGGCGTAGTAAAGATTTCGTAGATTTCAAAATCAAATCCATAGATCCATCAAAAGATAATTTTTTAGATAAGAGCAAAATGGTATTTAATTCGTATAAGACGGCAAAGACATACGGACAACAGATGGTAGATATTCCCATTCAATTAAAGAATATCCTGTTAAAGTGGATCAAAATTAACCCTACTGATTATTTGTTATTTGATGTAAATATGAACCCATTATCCTCTGTGAAATTGAACCAAAGATTGAATAAGATTTTTGATAAAAAGGTTGGTGTTAATCAATTGAGACATACATTTTTGACTGATAAATACAAAAAGACAAGCGAAGAGAGTAAGGCATTAGCAAATGATATGACTGAAATGGGATCAAGTAAGAATATGGCGGATACATATATCAAATTGAAATAGGTAGAAAAGTAGAAAACTGAACGCATTTTTTGAACTTTTCTATAATCTTTTTTTTTCAAAATATTTTATAATTATTTTACAAAATATTTATTTTAAATTACTCCTTAAACTCTGTTAGGTTTTCTACTTTTCTACCAATTAAAAGGTATTATTCATCTTTGTTTGGACTTCTATTCTAACTCCATCTTCATTAAACCCATCTATACCTCCATTATTATCATCTGTGATCTGTTCTGTTGGTGCTATTACTTCTATTATTTTTCTTAATTTTGGATCTTCTGCCTGAAAGAAATGTTTGAGTATATATTCATTCTTTTTAAAATCAACTGATTTATTGAGGTCATCAAAATAAGATAAGAATTGTTCTGTATCCATATAAATATCCCCTGTTCTATGAGGGTAATTAAATATATAGTGTAAATAGGCACAACAATACCAACCACAAGCATTCGCCATAAGGGATTGAATATCTTTGGTATTAAATGGGATTTTCTTACCACAAAACTTCATCATTCGTTCTTTTACTATTTCAGGTGGAGGCATACCATAAGCATCAAAATACATAGGGTCTATTTCACCTGATGGATATTTTACAATAATAAAACAAGTCCAATGGGATCCACTATTAAGCATACCATTACCATCATACTCATCTTCTAAATTAATAAAGTATCCCTTATTGTATTCCATTTTAGCAGGGATCTCGTCTTTAAATATAATACCCTTATTAGCAAGTGGTATTTTCATCTTCACACACATTTCTCGTATTTGTGTATCTGTTAAACTCATCTTATAATATTAAGGGATATTTTAATTTTGCCTAAATAACCAAATTACAAAGTTAATCCACTCCCTTTGCTAAATCTTTGGTAGGCAGGTGGTAGAGTGTGTTGAAATTGAAAGTTAGAACTAAATGGTTGAGACCTTAAAGCAGGTGGTAATCCACTAACCATTCCACCATTAAGACCAATAGCACCTCCACTTCTACTCATTCTTGGTCTTATACCTAATCCAAGACCTAATCCAAGACCATAACCAGTTGTTCCACCAGCATATAACCCTGATCCCCAAGCACCAAAATCACTTCCATATTGAGTGTCTAATCTCGCCTTCTGTTGAACCGCTGTCTTATTCAATTCTGCTCTCGCTTTATTTGCTAATGCCTGTTCTATTGATGCTCTGTCTAATGCTCCAAGATTTGCTCCTGTTTGGGCGTTAATTTCCTGTAATGCTCTATCTTGTAATGCTCTTCCAGCAAGATCTCTCGCCAATTTTGCTCTTGACCCACCAGCGTTAGATTGATATGATGATGGATTTGCTAAATAATTGGATCCAAGAGCAGATAGACCAGCGACACCAGCAGGGATAAAAGGGATCAATTCAGGTTGTGCTACTCCAAGAGCAGTTCCTGCCGCCCCTAAACCAGCAGTCAATCCTGCCTGTGCGAGAGGTAAAAACTCTCTTGCTGTTCCATATAGTTCCCTTTGTGCTTTCTTACCAATTAATTTGCGAAGTCCTCTATCAAACTTTTTACCGAAAATACCTTTACCTTCCATTTCACCTGATGCGTCCTGATTAGCAACTATTTCTTGTGGGGATAATGATATTTCTAAACCTTTATTACGACTAAATGTGCGAGTGATAAGGTCATAATTAGATGGATCTACTACGACACATACTCCTTTACCTTCCATAGCAGGTCTAATTCTAACTCTATGTCCGTTTCGCAATTTGCTTAATTGCTTTGGTGATGCGGATATTTCTACAATACTCATTTATATATATATGTAAGATAAAAAGCATACGGCATTTCATTAATTACGAAATAACGCCTAAAAGTGTATGATATAATTATTAAATTATATGATACAATTATTAATCAAAAGTCGCCTTAAACTCTTGCGCCAGTAAGAATATCTACTGAAACATCAACTCCGTATTCAATAAAACACCAAAGGTCAATTTTCTTAGCAGACATATTTTGACCGACAACTTGGACGGATTTAGGGACACTTTCTTCCACAGGCAACATTCTACTTACATCTACATAGTAATAGCAGTATTCCATTTCAAATCCAAGTTGGGATAAGAGACCGCTGTTGAGACCATCTACCATTCCGCCATTTACCGCATTTACTCCGTATAGTTGGTTGGCGAATTGCTCAAAAGAATAGCGTTGAGTGTTGTAAATAGTATTCTGTCCGCTTACAACTATGTTGAAATTGGATAAGAGGCACAAAGGAGATGTGGGACCAGTTCCAGCAGGATCATAGGGTGATTGATAAGCAGGTAATCCAGTTCCAGTATTGTCGGCAGAATAGAATGGAAGCAATAGAACTGATTTAATATTAGCAATACCATTGGTAAGAAGGTTATTAATTTGTCCTGTCTTGGCGGTAATTCCTGTAATTTGGTATTGGTAAATATCAGTATATTTGATGGTCTTAACAGGTGAAGAAAGGTATGCCTGTTCAAATACAGGATTGAAGGTATAAGCAGGAACATACAAATAAATAGATCTTGCTTCTGTTCCCTCACTTGCTCCACCTTGTAGCAAAGTAGCGTCTAAACATCTTGCTCCAACTGAAATATTTGCTCTATAAGTAGAAGCACCAAAAGTAGCAACTGCTCCTTGTGTGGCGTTCGCAGAGGCAAGCATTATAGGACAAACACCACCAACCGCATTTGAAACACTATTGAGGGTAATATTACCACCAGCACCAGCAGATGTAAAATCAATAGAGGTGTTGTTGAGGGTCAAAGTGAGTTTCATAAACACACCTTTAAGAAGTGGCGCCATATTGAAAAATGAATGAAGATGTTTAAGATAAACAATAGATGAAATGGTAATTTGAAACATACCTTGTGTAGCACCATCAGCACCAGCAACTTTCTGTGAGACATAGGATTTCCAAAGATTTCTCGTTTGGTCTGTATCCAATTGACCTGCGAATGTAGCAGATCCACTATCTGCCTGAATATCGTAGGCGATGTATTGCTGTCTTTTAGACAACCCAATATTACCTCCCTCACTATTGTATCTATTGAAACCACTTGTAGAAGCGCCAGGGTTTCCAAAAACAGATGAACCAACATTAGTGTTATTACAAACGCCTATACCTGTTGGGGATACTGCCCCTTGAAAAGACCAAGACAAAGGATCATCAGGATAGAAACCAATAGTAGCACCCATAGTAGTAATATCACTCCAAGATAAAGAAGTCATAAGTTTAAAAGAGTTCCACATATTGACGAAAGGGGTTTGCTGAATTATAGTAGTGCCGTTGTAATCTAATGTAAGTGAATGGATCATTTGACCGAACCAATTTTTAAGACCAATGGCGTAGTCAGCAGATGAAGCATTATCAGCAGGATCAAATCCACCTGCCGTAGCAAGAGATGTAGTTCCAAGTGTAAGCAACATAGGCATTAAAAGGTATGCCTCTCGGTAAGACATATACTTATTACTATTAGACAACTGCGAAGTGTCTATAACGGACTGATTAGAATTGTAATTGCCGTTTTGGTTATCAAGGATATTCAACCAATCCTTCTTAACAAAAACATTTGGCGAACCTTCTACCTCTTGGGATAAATCAAAGACCAG